GAAGTTAGTAGAGATTTAATAAGGCCATATATGGGTAACTATGAAGTAATACCTGCTAATACAAGAGTTAATGTAACTTTTGATGTAGAAATGGCGGGGTCTGGGACAGGCGGTGTAGCTCCAAAATACGGAAGTGTTTTAAAAGCGTGTGGACTTAGTGAAACAATAAGCGGTGGTAATACAGTTACTTATGCACCTGTAGCAACACCATCAGACAGCGTTACATTATTTGTTAATTATGATGGTATTAGACATATTGTTAAAGGCTGTAGAGGTACATTTAGCATTTCTGCTGAGGTAAACAACATACCCCGCATTTCTTTTAATTTGACAGGATTATTTACAGCCCCTACTGATGATGCTTCACCAACTGTAACAGTAAGCAACCAAGCATCACCACTTATATTTAAAAATGGAAGTACTTCTGCTTTCTCTATATTTGGTTATGGTGCAGCATTACAATCATGGAACTTAGACTTTAATAATGAAGTAATTTATAGAGAATTAGTAGGTGGTACAAAAGAAGTATTAATTACGGATCGTAAACCTTCTGGTACTGCTGTTGTAGAAGCTGTTGCTTTATCTGCTCATAACTTTTTTACTGACTATACTAATACCTCTACTGGCACAAACACTTGGTTACATGGAACAACTGCAGGTAATAAGGTCACAGTATCTTGCCCACAATCTGATTTAGGACAGCCAGCATATGAAGATTCAGATGGTATAACAATGCTATCTTTACCATTTATGGCAGTACCTACATCTGCAGGGCAGAATGAATTTTCTTTAATTTATACCTAAAGTTGCATAGATTATAAAAAGGGTTTACCCTAGTTGGTAAATACTCTTAATTAAATGGCTTTTGTTTTAGATCAAAGCGATACCTACAAATGCAAAGTAGAAATAGAAGTACCTGTTGGTAAAAAAACAGAGACACAGGATTTTTATGCAGAATTTAAAAACATTTCACAATCAAGGCTTCAGGAAATGATGAACCAGGTGGCAAATCAAGAAATGTTAGATGTAGATGTTGCCAAAGAAATATTAATGGGGTGGGAAGGTTTAGAAATGTCAGATGGTTCTGAAGTACCTTTCAACAAAACTAATAGAAATAAATTACTTGATGTAAGAGGTGTTGCTACTGCAATTTCTTATGCATTTGTAGAGTCTTGTAAAAATAAGAACATAAAAAACTTATAGGGGCAGGTGAATATTGGGCTTCTGGTTCAACTGTCATTGATAAAACAGCAGAAGATGATGCAGTATTAGGTATTACTGTTGAAAAAAAAGAAGAAGTAGATAAAGATTTTTATATTTACCCTGATAATTGGGAAGCTGTAAATATGTTTTTAAAGGTACAGACGCAATGGCGTGTAGGAATGGGTGGAATTATTGGTTTAGACTATACATCTGTGATAGAAATGATTAAACTGTATACAGATAAACCTGCAGAATTAATGGAAAGCATACAAGTTATAGAAGCTGCAGTATTACAGACAATGAGTAAGGAGAATAAATAGATGGCTGCAAAGTTTGATTTAATAGTAGCCGCAAAAACTGTAGGGGCAGGTTCTTTAAAACGTCTTGGTAATTCTATGCAAGGCGTACAGGGAAGGGTTAAAAACCTACGTATGGCAATGTCTGGACTTAATAAGACATTTGCAGCATTAGGTTTGATCTTATCTACAGGTGCTTTTGTACGTATGGTCAAAGGTTCTATTGATGCTGCAGATGCTTTTGGTAAATTAGAGACACAAACAGGAATAGCAGCTAATACATTACAGGCATATGTAAACGCAGGTAAATTAGCAGGTGTTGAACAGGCAACTATAGAAAAAGGTTTAAGAAGATTAGCACAATCAATGCGAGAAGCAGATCAGGGTGTTGCTACATATAAAGATGCTTTTGATTCTTTAGGTATATCTGTAAGGACAACTGATGGCATATTAAAAACAAATCAACAGTTATTAGGTGAAATAGCAGATAGATTTTCTCAAATGGAAGATGGTGCAACTAAATCTGCTATTGCAATGGAAATATTCGGTAGGTCTGGGTCGCAAATGGTTAATCTTCTTAATGATGGTAAAGCAAAACTAGAAGAATTTAATTTTGAAGTATCGGATAGATTTGCAGCGAACTCGGAATATTTTAATGACCAAATGACTGCTTTAGTTATTAAGTTGCAAGGTTTTACTATGCAAATGGCAGATCATTTATTGCCTACTCTAAATAATCTTGCAGAAATGTTTAGCAATATAACTGAAAATGGAGCAGATCTAACTTTACTTTTTCAATCTATTGCTGTTGTATTAAAAATAACGGCTAGTACTCTATTTACTGTTGTTGCAGGTTTTAGATTTCTTGGCACAACTGTAGTACAAGTAGCAAAGGCAGCATGGAAAGCAGCTAAGTTTGATTTTAATGGTGCATGGGAAGAATTGCAAAATGGTTTAACTACAACTAGAGAGCAATTTGAAAAAGACATGAAAATATTTGAAAATATTTGGAAAGGATCTTCAGAAGCAAGTGAAGATTATGGTAAAAAAACTGGCAATATGCTTAATAGGACTTTTGGACAAGCTATGGTTGCAAAACTTGATGCTTTTAAGAAAAGTATAAAAGGTGTTGGTGATGCTATGGGTGATGTTGTTGTTAAAGGGATAAAAGGTATGGAAGATGCATTAGTAGATTTTGTTATGAAAGGTACTATTAGTTTTAGAAACTTAGCAAACTCTATAATTTCAGATATGGTAAGAATTGCAATACAGCAAACAATAACAGCACCATTAACAGGTTGGTTTAAAGGATTATTTAGTGCAAAAGGTAATGTATTAGAAAATGGCAAACATCTAACAGCTTATGCAAAAGGTGGTGTTATTGATAGTCCACATTTTAAATATATGGCAAATGGTGGTGTAGCTGTTGCAGGTGAAGCAATGGGGGCAGAAGCTATTCTTCCATTATCTAGGGGTAGTGATGGTAAATTAGGCGTAAAGGCACAAGGAGGAGGTACTAATATTGTTGTTAATGTAGATGCTTCTGGTAGCAATGTAGAAGGTGATGAAAATGAAGGTAGAGCATTAGGATTAGCATTATCAGTAGCTATAGAAACTGAACTTATTAAACAAAAAAGACCAGGAGGTTTATTAGCATAATGGCAACATTTCCATCAATAGAACCTAGCTATGGGTTAACAAAAACTTCTGCACCTAAAACACGTATTGTACAGTTTGCAGATGGTTATGAACATAGAATTTTATTTGGTTTAGCTAGTCATCAAAACCCAGAAACTTATAATCTTGCTTTTAACAATATTACAGAATCGGATTCAGATGTTATAGAAGGATTCTTAAGAAGTAGAGCTAATGACAATGAAAGTTTTACATATAGTCCACCATCAGAAGGTTTTACAAAAACAGGTACTTATTCACAATCAGGTACAACAGTCACAATAACTATTACAGATCATGGTGTTGCTATAAATGATGTATTAACTATTGATTACACATCTGGTAGTGCTGTAGATGGTACTTTTGTAGTCGCTTCTGTAACTAGTGAAGATGTATTTACTGTAGTGGCTGCTGCTAGTGCCACAAATAGCGGTAATGTATCAATTACGTTAGCAGGTGCTAAAAAGTTTGTATGTGAGAGATGGAATAAAAGAATAAATTATCCTAATAGAGCAACAATTACAGCAACATTTAGGCAGGTATTTGAACCATGAGTAGTGATGCCATTGTTAGCAATCTTCAGAATACAAACCCTTCAGCAATAATTGAACTTTTTACACTTGCTTTAGATAATTCATTACATGGTGCTACTACTGTTTATAGGTTTCATGCAGGTACTAGCCTAAAAGATAATGGTGAAATAGTTTGGGCAGGTAATAGTTACCAAAGATTCCCAATACAAGCAGAAGGTTTTGCATTTCAAAGAGGGCAATTACCAAGACCTACATTAACTGTTAGCAATGCATTAGGAACAATTACAGCTATTTTATTAAGTGTAAATAATACAACAACAGGTAATGATCTTACAGGGGCAACAGTTACACGTATTAGAACTCTTGCAAAATTCTTAGATGCTGTTAATTTTGCTAGTAATGTTAATCCTTATGGTACGCCAGACCCTACCGCAGAATTTCCTCAAGAAATATACAAAATAGATAGAAAGTCAGCAGAAAATAGGGAAGTTGTAAAGTTTGAATTGGCTGCTGTATTTGATCTTGCAGGTATAAGATCACCTAAAAGACAATGCACAAGGGCGGAATTTCCTTCTATTGGTACTATTGCAACATGAATTGGAAAGAAGCTGCACTTAACCATGCAATACAGGAAGATCCAAAAGAATGTGTAGGTCTTTTGTTAAATATTAGAGGAAAGGAAAGATACTATCCCTGCCGTAATTTATCTATGACAGCACACCAATGCTTTATTCTTGATCCAGAAGATTATGTAAAGGCTACAAATATAGGTGAAGTTTCTGCTGTTGTACATAGTCACCCCACAACACCACCTGTAGCTAGTCAAGCAGATAAAGTTGCTTGTGAACAAAGTAAATTACCTTGGCATATTGTTAATCCTAAAACAAAACAATGGGGGTATTATGAACCACAGGGATATGAAGCACCTTTATTAGGTAGACAATGGGTATGGGGTGTCACAGATTGTTGGTCATTAGTAAGAGATTATTATAAAAAAGAAAAGAAGATAGATTTAACTGATTATGAAAGGCCGATAACACCAGAAGAATTTATGAAAGCACCCTTATTTGAAAAATATGCAATAGAAACAGGTTTTAGAGAATTAGAACCCAACGAAAAATTACAAAGTGGTGATGTTTTATTAATGAGTATTTTGGATAGCACTTTAAATCATGTGGCTATTTTTCTTGGTGATGATGTATTGCATCATTTAACAGATAGACTAAGTTGTAGAGAACCTTATTCTCAATGGTTGTTAAAATGTACAGGAAAGAGGTATAGGTATGTTACGTAAAATAAAATTATATGGTGAACTTGCAGAGTTTGTAGGCCATAAAGAATTTGAAGTAAAGGCAGATACATTAGCCCATGCTGTTAGTTTTTTAATTAATAACTTTCAGGGAATTGAAAGGTTTATGAGTCCTAAATATTACCAGCTAAAAGTTGGTAATTATTCTATAAATGAAGAAGAGTTTGCGCACCCCATAGGAAAAGAAGATATACATTTTATACCTGTTATAAGTGGTGCAGGTAGAGGTTTTGGAAAAATATTATTAGGTGCTGCAATGATTGGATTAGCTTTTGCAACAGGTGGTGCAAGTCTTGGGGCTTCGGGTTTAACATTCAAAGCATCAAGTTTAGGTGGAGCTTTTGTGGCTAAAGCTGTAACGGGTATTGGTGCTACTCTTGTATTATCAGGTGTATCTGAAATGTTGTTCCCTTTACCAGATGTACCTAAATTTGAATCTACTGAAGATCCTAGACTGTCATTTAGTTTTGGTGGTACACAGCAGACAGGCAGGGCAGGTACACCAGTACCTTTAGTTTATGGAGAAATATTTACTGGTAGTGTAGTAATAAGTGGTGGTATTGATACTGAACAGGTGCAAGCATGATTGAAAAAAAACATCTTATTCGAGGTGCTAAAGGTAATGATCCACCTCCCGCACCGCCAAAACCAACTAGAGAGCCAGATACTTTACATAGTAGGCAGTTTGCTACTTTCCTTGACCTTGTTTCTGAAGGTGAAATAGAAGGTTTTGCAACGGCATCTAAAGAAGGTAGAACAAAAGGTACAACTGCTTATAATAATGCAGCTTTAAAAGATGTTTTTCTTAATAACACACCTGTACTCAGAGCATCAGCCGATAGTGCAAGCCCACAAACAACAGATTATAATTTTCAAGATGTAAAGTTTACACCTCGTTTTGGTACTGGCAGTCAAACAAAAATATCTGGTATTGAAAGTAGTGTTTCAACTACAAGTGTAGGGGTAGAAGTTACAGCAAGTACTCCTGTAACAAGGCAGATAACAAATACAAATGTTGATGCAGTAAAGGTCTCAATAACATTTCCACAATTACAAAAAGCTACTGATGCAGGTGATTTATTAGGTTCAGAAGTTCAACTTAAAGTAGCTGTTCAATATAATTCTGGTGGATACACTGATATTATTACAGACACTATAAAAGGTAGAAGTGGTGATGCATACCAGAAAGATTACAGAGTTAATATAACTGGTTCTTTTCCTGTTGATATTAGAGTAATTAGGGTTACAGCAGATAGTACAAGTACTAATTTAAGGGATAGTTTTCAATGGACAAGTTACGGAGAAATTATTGATGATGCTTCTACATATCTAAATAGTGCATATAGTTCAATTAGGCTAGATTCTATGCAGTTTAGTTCTATACCTGCACGTAGATTTAGAATAAGAGGAATAAAAGTAAGAATACCAGGAGCAGGTGCATCTAGTTCTGGTACGCCAAGTATTGATAATGAAACTGGTCGTATTGTTTACCCAACTGGATATATTTTTAATGGGGTAATGGGTGCTGCGGTATGGACTACTTGCCCTGCAATGATTTTATTAGACCTGCTTACTAATACACGTTATGGTTTTGGTGATCATATAACAGATAGTAATTTAGATTTATTTTCTTTTGTAGCCGCTAGTAAATTTGCTAATACCCTTGTTGATGATGGTTTTGGAGGTCAAGAACCTAGATTTAGTTGCAATGTTAATATACAAAGTCCACAAGAAGCATTTGACCTTATAAATTCATTAGCGGGTGTAATGCGCTGTATGCCTATATGGTCTGCAGGTTCAATTACAATTACACAAGATAAAATTGCTGATCCTAGTTATTTATTTAGCCTGTCTAATGTTGGTGAAGGTGGTTTTTCATATTCTGGTAGCAGTTTAAAAACTAGACATAGTGTTATATCTGTTGCCTACTTCAATATGGATAGTCAGGAAATAGATTATGAAGTGGTAGAAGATACAACTGCAATATCTAAAATAGGTACTGTTGTTAAACAGATAAGTGCATTTGCGTGTACATCAAGAGGTCAGGCTAGACGTTTAGGTAAAGCTGTATTATTTGCAGAACAAAATGAATCAGAAATAGTAGCATTTTCTACTTCTATAGATTCTGGTGCAGTAGTGAGACCTGGTGCAATTATAGAAATACAAGACCCAGTAAGGGCAGGTGCTAGAAGAGGTGGTAGGTTATCTGCTGTTACTTCTACAACTGTAGTTACTGTAGATGATACTGAAGCAACAGATTTAGCCGTAGATGCAAGTGGCAATCCTGTCGGTGACGCAACTTTAGCTGTAATTTTACCTGATGGTACTTTTGAAAGCCGTACAATCTCAAGTGTCTCAAATGGAACTATTACTGTAAGTTCTGCATTTTCTCAAACACCTAATGTAAATGCAAATTACCTTATATCAAACGTAACGATTCAATCTCAACTATTCAGAGTAATAACAATAGAGGAACAAGATGGTATAAATTATGCAATTACAGCTTTATCCTATGTAGAAGGTAAATATGCATACATTGAAGATGGTGAAGCTATACCTGCACGTAATACATCAAATCTTACAGAATTAAAAGACCCACCATTAGGTTTAGCTGCTTCAGAACAGATATTTCCTATTAATAACCAGGCTGTATCTAAAATTGTTATTAGTTGGCAGCCAATAGTAGGTGTAACCCAATATCAAGTTAACTACAGATTTGGTAATGATAATTTTATAAGTGAAAAGGTATCTAGACCTGATTTTGAAATAATGAACAGCAGAAAGGGTACTTATGATATACAAGTATTTTCATATAACGTATTAGATCAATTATCAGCATCATCTAGTTCTATACAGTTTGAAGCACTTGGTAAAACTGCATTACCAGAAGATGTAACAGGTCTGTTAGTAGAACCAGTATCAGATCAATTTCTTAGATTACGTTTTAATAAAGCTACAGATATTGATGTTACGCATGGTGGAAACGTAGTAGTAAGGCATAGTAATTTAACTAATGGGAATGGTACTTTTACTAATTCTGTTGATATTATCCCTGCTCTACCAGGAAACGTATCGGAAACTTTAGTACCTGCTGTAGATGGTGAGTATATTTTAAAATTTCGTGATGATGGTGGTAGGTTAAGTAGTGGTGAAGCATCTGTTGTTGTAACTAATCCTGATCCATTTCCAAAACTTGTTGCATTTACAGATAGAGAAGATACAGATTCACCACCTTTTGGTGGTACAAAAGTAGATTGTTTTTATAGTGATGATGTAAATGGTCTTGTCTTAGGTTCATTAGAAACATTAGATTCTGTTACTGATTTTGATGCTATTGCTGACTTTGATTTCTTAGGTGCTGTAGATATAACAGGTGGCAGTTATGATTTCGCAAATATTTTAGATTTAGGTTCCACACACCCTTTAAGACTTACTAGGCATTTTGTAACACAGGGTTTTTATCCTAATGATCTAATTGATAAACGAACAGCAAATATTGATACTTGGACTGATTTCGATTCTGCAACTGCATTTGATGTTAATGCAAAACTTTTAGTAGCCACAACTACTGCAGCACCTTCTAATGGTTCAAGTTACCAAGATAGTGATTTTTCTGGTAAAACATTTAATACATTTGCTAATGGTACTCATATAGGTAGAGGATTTAAATTCAGGTGTGAAATGGATTCTGACGACCCTGCACAATCTATAGAAATAGATCAATTAGGATATACAGCAGAATTAGACAGAAGAACAGAGCAAAAATCTAATGTTGCATCTGGTACATCTGCATCTGGACTTGCTGTAACCTTTGATCATGCCTTCTTTACAGGTGCTAGTGGTACTGCTGTATCTGCAGGTTCACAATTACCTAGTATTGGTATTACCGCTAATGATTTAGGTGGTACGGATAAATTTGAAATTACTAATATTTCTGCAACTGGTTTCACAATAAAATTTACTAATGCGGGTAATGCTGTACAAGATAAAACATTTAGTTATACTGCTGTTGGCTTTGGTCGTGGTAGTTAAGAAATCCTGTTTAGCTTGGAAAATATTAGTAAAATGGGTAGAATATGTACAAATGATTTTTTATTTTTAATTGTTATTACTTTTTGTTTGTAATTTACTTTTAAAAATATAATTAAATAACTTTCAAATCCATTGGTATAACTGCGATGTCTCCAACTCATGATATGATAATTGACAACTCCACAGGAGCAAATGTCAGGGCAGATATAAATAACGCATTAGCAGCATTAGTAAGTAATAGCAGTTCTAGTTCTGAACCATCTACAAAATATGCCTATCAATTTTGGGCAGATACTACAACTGGAATATTAAAAATTAGAAATGCAGCAAATAACGCATGGGTAGAACTTTTGCAACTTGACGGAACTTTAACCCTTGAAGATGGCTCTGCAAGTACACCAGGACTAGCCTTTAGAGATGATTTAAACACAGGTATTTATAGTTCTGCTGCTGATACTTTTGATATCGCAACAGCAGGTACACAACGATTGACTGTAGATTCGTCTGGAAGGTTGCTACAAGGCAAAGGTGCAACTAAAGCTAGTACTGGAGAGGTTGTTCCTACTTTCTGTAATGAGATTGCCTCAAACAATCCAAACGTTTTTGAAATTGCCAACAATGGCACTAACGCAGCTAATTCATATTCAGCCCTTGTGCTTTCAAGATCTGATTCTACATCAGTAAATGGACATACTGCAGTTGATAGTGGCGATCAAATTGGTGAGGTATGTTTTATTGGTGCTGATGGTTCTGATAGGTTTAATACTGCTGCTGCAATAAAAGCATTCGCGAATGCAGATTTTACCGCAAATAATTGTCCCGCTTTTCTTACTTTCCATACAAATGGGGGGTCTGCAAGTGCATCAGAACGTCTTAGAATAGATTCGTCTGGACACGTAGGAATAGGCACAACGAGTCCTTCCTCTTTTGATGTAGAAGGAGATGACTTGGTTGTTTCTACGTCAGGTCATACAGGTATAACAATAAATTCTGGAAGTGCTGGTTCGACTTCACGGGGTAGTATATATTTTGCTGAAGGAACTGCTGGTAGTGCTGATAAAACTAGAGCTGCTATCCAATATCAACATGGCGATGATTTCATGCGTTTTATTACAAACACATCAGAACGTTTGCGTATAGACTCGTCTGGGAGAATCCTTGTAGGACGAACTTCTAATATGACTTCTAATAGTGTTGCAACCTGTCATGTACTTGAACAAATTACTGACTTTAATTGGACTTTTGGTCTTCATTGTAATCAAACCAATAAAGTTGGAATGACAGTTTATTATACAGATACAACTAATAATTTGGATTGTTTTCGTTTTATGGTTGCCAGTTCCACAAAATTTGTTGTTTCTGGAAATGGTGATGTTTCAAATGCTAATAACTCTTATGGTTCTGTTTCAGATGTAGCTTTAAAAGAAAATATTGTAGATGCAAAATCACAATGGAATGATATTAAGAATATAAAAGTAAGAAATTTTAATTTTAAGGAATCAACAGGTAATCATGAAAAAACTATGATTGGTGTTGTGGCACAAGAAGTAGAAACTGTGAGTCCAAAACTTGTACATACAAATGATGATGGATTTAAAGAAGTAAGTTATTCTGTTCTTTATATGAAAGCTATCAAAGCATTACAGGAAGCAATAGCCAAAATAGAGGTGTTGGAAACCAAAGTTGCAGCATTAGAAGCAGCTTAGTAATATTGGATAACTTAAATTAATTTTATGGCTACACCACAAGAAATTTATGATGAGACAAAAACACGTCTTGATTTAAATATTGCAAAAGCACAAGTCCTTGAAAGGGAAATACAGGAAAAAGTTGCAGAAAAAAACCAACTTATGCAGCCAATAATTGAAGATCAAGGTGCTTTAAAACAACTTGAAAAACTAAGTGATATTGTTCAACCTGTAGAATCAAAGTAAAATAATACTAAACACTTATTATCATGGCTGTAACTTGGAATGTTGTTTCATTAGATGCAACAAAAACTGTAGGAAGTTTATCTGATGTAGTTACTACTGTTCATTGGACTGCAAACGATTCTGAAACTGTAGGCAATTGCTGAAGCTGATTCTAAATCATTTACTGCATATAAAGATATAACAAAAGATAATGCTATTGCATGGGCTAAAGCTGCAATTGGTTCTGATGAAGTTACAGCTATTGAAACATCTATCGCTGCACAGATATCAGCATCTAAAACACCTACTAAAACTTCTGGTGTACCTTGGTAGAAATTATTGACAGCCCCACATAAAGGGGAGCTAATGCACAGATCCCGCAGAAAGTTATAATAGTGACAGGCACTAATGCCTTCAAAAATGCTTCTTTAATCATGCAAAAATTAATAAACGGATTAGCCTGTTTAACATTTCTGTTAACAATAGGTGCTATAGGTTCAGCATACTTTGGTTATAAGTACATCACAAGTCCAGAAGGACAAGAGAAAATAAAGAAACAAATAATGGACGAATTAACAGGCAATATGCCTGATTTAATAAATAAAGAACTACCTAGTTTTACACAACCTGCATCACCTACTAAGTCGAAATCATCACTTAGTCTTTAATGCCAGAAATAAATTTAATACCTAGTTCAGCAATACCACGTATACCAATAATAAACATACCTGTAGAACAGTCTTTACCTAATACAAGACATATAACAAGAACATTATCACCAACGCTTACAATGCCTTGTGTGACCCTAAGAAATGATGGTACAAAGAACAACCAATTATTTATAGATGATCCTTCAGGAAATAGAATAGTATGCCCATTGCCTTATTATGTACCCATTCAATATGACAAAAAAAAGATATTACTGGTAGAAGAATCAAAACCACCTACTGATGTCAATACACCTGAAACAGATGTAGAGCAACCAGAAGTACCAAAAATACCAGAAGAAGAAAAGGTAGATTGTCCTGATCCTAATAAAAATAATCCTAGAATTGGTGATTTAAATAGTGCGGGTACAGAAAAAGTAGTTGGTTTTAAATATATAGAAGAAACAAAAGAATGTGTTGTGCAATATGAACCAACAACAGCAGTTGAAAAATATCTTCCAAGCGGAAATACAGTATCCACTACATTTGCAATAACAATAGTAGCAACCACCGCAGCCACATTAACACCATTGTTAAATAGAGCGCTTAAACCATTATTTAAACAGATTATTGGTAAGGTCAAAAAACTATTAGGTAAGAAAGGTACAAAGTTTGAAGGTAAAAAACCAATAAAAAGTAAATTAAATAAAAGTAGCTAATGTTAAAATATGGCTTGCATAATAAAGGGGTAAACCCCATACTATAGAAAAGCTGTTATTCTTTACCTTACACAACTATGTCATTTGAAGAAGAATTTGAAAAAATGGAAAGGTTAGAATGGTTAGCTAAGTTTGATGATCGTCAAGTTATGAACGCTGCAAGAATGTATCTTGAATGGCTATTCCATTTACCAGATGATTACCAACCTCCTGTACATAGCGAATTTACTCTTTAAATATGAAACCACAACCAGAACAACTACTTAAACAACTCAAAGATTGGCAAAATAAAAAGAAAGTATGTCAAGAACAAATAGATGCAAGAAAGGTAATTTTAGAAGATTATTTTAATGATGGTTATGTTATGTCTGCTTTTGAAATAGATGGTGTTAAGGCTACTAGAAGGCGTAAACCTGAAAAGTGGAAATATACAGACGAACTAAATAGTTATAGAAAAGATATATTAGATGCTTTAGAAGATCGTGAACAACAGGAAAGGGAAGAAGGTCTAGCTACTAAAATAGATACAGGCTTTACATGGGCAATTAGATGAAAACAACAGAACGTGTAGAACAGGCGTTTAAACGCATGAAAGAGTTACTAACCTTAGTAGCTGATTGGACTAAAAATCCTAAAGAAGATGAGTTGACAAAAGAATTTAGAGAGAAGAAATTACAAATGATAGAAGATTTATATACACAATTAGGCGAACTTAATGACAGGTTTATGTTTACCCATGAATCAGAATTTAAAACTAAGGAATATGTAGTTGAATATGAAAAGATTAAAACACAAATTAATGATTTAGAAAAATGAACCCACAAAAAAACAAAGGCGATAGGGCAGAACGTGAAGCCTGTATATACCTAACAGCAGCCACAGGGCATATAGTTGAACGCAGATTCGGGGCAGGTGCAGAGTTGGATAAGGGAGATCTTGTTGGTATTCCTAATACGATTGTGCAGGTTACAGATATGAAGAATAAAAGTGATGCAGTACTTAGGAAACCTAGAGAAGCAGAACAGCAACGATTAAACGCAGGTGCTAAACACGCTATTACTATGGTCAGGTTTAATAAAAGACCTGGTTGTGCAGAAGGTGATAATTGGCGTGTTGTTATGACTATTGAGCAATTTGCAAGATTAATTAGATGAATTGTTATTGGTGTAATACACAATTAATAGTTGGAGGTGATATAGATACTGATGAAAGTATGCACCCTAATTTATATGCAGAATATTCAGTAATAACTAATTTATCTTGTCCTAAGTGCTTTGCAAATGTAGAGGTATTAAAAAAGAGGGACTCTTACGATTAGAAGGAATTGTTACTTTTACTTAACAAACCCTTAACAGGGGTATACCCCAGATATACACTAAGAATGTACCAAACAACCGAGAGGTTTTCCAAATGACAAAAAGAACACTTACAGCTACTTTTCCAAACGGAGAGCAAGTAACAAGAACAACCCACAGAACATATACACACGTTGTGAAAGGTGTAGATAAGTGGGGTAACAGATATACAAAATGGTGCGGTAGATTCGATTTAGCTACAAAACAAGCATCAAAATTAAAAACTTACATCATAGGGGAGGTAGCATAATGCAAAACTTTCTAATGATGTTAGCAGCGTCAGGGTTGTTTTATACAGCCCTCTCATCAACCCTATATGATATGACAGTTACAGATTGCAATGCAGGTATAGAATTAGCTTGTAAGGAGGTTAACAAATGAAGTTTACCCATGAACAACTAAAAGAAATCTATTCAGCACTTAAAAAAGGTTGTTGGAGAGATCCAGAAATAAAAGAAGATTTAATTCAAAGGCTAGAAAATTATTTTATCCAATACGTTTTAGAACAGGATAAATAAAAATAGTCGGGAAGCCTGATAGTTGGGTTGTAAGATTTCCTAACTTGAAAGTTATACAACACCTACTCATCTAGGGAAAACAGGGCAAGTATTGGACTTGATCTATCTCCCGACTTAATCCCATAAAAGGAGTTAAAGTAATGAATACTTTATCTGATGAATTGTATGTAGAAATTCTTAAAGAGAAATTAGATGACATACAAAAAGAGATAAAAAAAGCAAAAGACCTTATTAATTTGCATAAGAATTGGCATTTAGGTTCACCACATCAACAAAGAACTAGAAAAAAATCTTTTGAAAGAAATACAGAAAAATTACTAATACTACAAAGTAAGGCTAAACTTATTAAAAATATTTTAGGAGAGTATGAATCTAACTCTAAGGAGTTAAAATAATGAACTATGCTTCAACTATAAGTTATTTTGCTGCAGCAATATTGACAGGAGGAATGATATTTCTAGGCAATAGTTATTACAGACTTGCAAATAGTAATAAAGCACTATCAGCAGATATTCAATCACTTATTGAGGCATATCTAACAAGTGATAAAGATTGCTTTTTATTAGCACCTACACCAAAGGATTGGCTTATATGGGAAGAAATGCCATACAAAACAAGACCAAAACAAAGGATTTTAAAAAATTAGTTTAATTTAGGAAATAGTTTTTGCTCTAACAAATCAACAGCCCTATCATCTAATGTGTTTGTTGTCTGTTTACAAATAGCCCTTAATAAGTCAACAACTAAACGCTTACAGCCAGTAGTGGAAAGAAAGCGTAATAGTATAGGTTTAAGAATTTTGTACATAATTTGTTTTCCTTTACAAACATATTGTAGACGTTAAATTGAAATATAGGTTACCTAATCCCCATTGCCAAGCATAGGTAGCCTTTTTACCTTCTTGGTTTGATTTCTACAACAGCCAGTTCTACTTCTTTCAATCTATGAAAAACTTCTTTCATATCGTCGTGCATATCATCTATTTTTGTTGTTAATAATTCTATTGCTGTTGTATTCCTAACTAAATCGTCCCTAGATTGTCTACCTCTATAAGACACAGAACCTACAGAGACAAAACAAGCTGTTAATAATGCTCCACCAACTGCTGCCCCTATTTCAATCACTTTTCTGTTAACTGTTCTATAGCTATTATGACATTAAAAAGCCATGCCAGAACAAAATTCTAAAAATCCTCTACAAAAACTAAAAGAAAAGTTTGATGATAAAGAAGAACAACTAGAAATATTAGGCACGTTTATTAGGCTAGGCGTTATGGTTTGGGCAGGTTTCATTATTAGCTTAAACTACATAACCATACCAGGATTAACAGAAGGCAGAGAGGTTAAAGATATAACCTTTATCGCCAGCGTCTTTACGGGGTGTCTTGCTTCTTTTAATATCACACCTGGAGGTAAGAAAAAGAAAGGAGAAAAAGAAGAAGGGGGTAAAGGTGTTGCAAACTCTAGCGAAAACGTGCAAACTATAAGAATAGTCCAAGAACCTCTTAAAATCATTGGTGTAAAAGAAGTAGACCCCAAAACCAAAACATGAAAAAACTAATTGCACTTGCATTTTTGTTAACTACACCTGCCTGTTATGCTGACCTAAGCCACAGTATTACTAGCTCAACAAAGATAACAGTAGGAGGCGCTAGTACATCTGCAGATAGGGTAGGGTCAAGCTACTCAGTTAGCGGTACTGGTGTTGATACAACTTACACAGCAGGTGGAAATGCAGTTGCTAATGGAGTAGGGTCTTTAACCATAAGTTCAGGTATTGGTACAGCACCAGATTTAACTGTTACCCAAGATGTGCCTGCCAATAGCTTTTCCTTTAGTCAGTCATTCACTCAAGGTGATGCTATAGCAGGTAGCGCAGTTACTACAGGTTCTAGTCCAAACTTTTCAGATGTAACTTCTATAGCAGGTGGCACAGCGGGAAATTTAGCAGGTACGATTACCTCAGCAGGGGTAATAACATTAACAGCAGGTGGTCATAACACAGAAGCACTTGGGCAGGTAACATCTACATTAATAGTTGATTAGCTATAGCCATGTATAGGTTTATATTGCTGTTTAGTTTCTTTAGCGCACCTGTATATGCTCAAAGTGTGATTCCTAATTTTCAACAAGGAGTTTTAAACCAAAGAAGCGAAACCAAAAGTACAACAGTTGAAGATATAAAAAGTTTTGATATACGTAATGGATACCAACTGACAATAGGCGGTGAAAATGTAGAGAGTTCTACAGGTAATGTAGCCCCTGCAGGTTGGACTAAATTAGATACAACAATACAAGGTGTAGGAACTACATATGTTTCGCCAAATTTAGACAATAAGCCTACTTTTAGTATCGTAAATCAAGGCCAGAGCTTCCAATATTATGAGACATTAGAAACACCAGGAATTACAAATTTTACTCATATTCAGCGCACTACTCAGATTGAGAATATAACGGATACAACGTCTACGTTTAGTCAATGAAAAAATATTTGTTGTTGCTGCTTATATTTAATAACCCTGTTTTTGCTAATTCTGTTAATACAACGTCCAACAGTTCTGGAAGTGTTGTGAATCAAGCTGTACAAGTAGTCCCTTCAAGAAATTTTAACTACCAAATGAACACTATTCAATGTCAAGGCGCAACATTAAATATATCTCCTTTTGTCTCTACTACCTACGGATTTGCAACCCCTTTTGAAACACATTATGACAGACCAGTATATTCAAGGCGTGATATAGAAGGTGATTTTGATGATGAAAATAATGCAATAGGTGATGGTGATGTAGATGCAGGTTATAGAGGTGAAATTTTATATTTTGAATCAGTCAGAACAGGGCAAAAACAATCCAATGTTTCTATCAATGGAGGTATTACTGCTACATTCAGTATTCCCTTAGATCGTGAGCCTATCAGACAATGCCGTAAGGCCATGAAAAAACAAAATGAACTATATGAAGCATCATTAGCTGCAAAGCGTCTAAACTTTGAAATGAGTAGAGCTAAAACGTGTATAGATAATCTAAAGCAGGGTATAAGATTTAAACCTGGTACTGAAATGGCAAAAATATGTGCAGATGTAGAACTAATAACACCACCTAATGTTGAACATACTCACAAAATTAAATAGATTTTTCAAAATATAAACTTCTTGCCTGTTCATAATCAAACATACATTCAGCAGGGTTATATTCTTGTGTCTTTATTCCATCTGGTGTTATATAAATCACTCTACAAGTAAATAAATTTATAGATGGATAGTTTTGATTTAACAAAGACACATAACCACCTATCTGCAACCTATGGTTTTTCTTTCTGTATTTAACTTGTGTTTTAAAGTCTGCTAAACATAATACACCTGTCTCTTTATGTTGTAATACTGCATCTAAACTACCTGCTATATCTCTCTTCCTATCTACCATACGTAATTCATTAGCAACACATTCCCATGTATCCCACATACGATAATTAATTAAATGTTCAACCCATTGTCTATATTCTTTTGCATACGCTAACGCTAGGGTTTTATCTTTTGTTTCGCACCATATTTGTGCAGCTTCATGTATTGCTGTTCCTCTTTTTGCAGCAACTTCCATATTTTTACTAACAAAATCAGATGTTCTAACAACATCACTAACAGACCTGGCTACATAACATTTACGTTTTAAGTCGTAGTATTTATGTGGTTCTGGGTAAAACGTTACAAACGGATCTTGTACAAGAATATCTTTAATTTCGTTCTTCATATGCCACAGGATCAAAAGTTACTTTACCTGTAAGACTATTTCTATATTTTGGCAATTTATGTAAAGGTAATGACGGCCTTGCACCCGCTTTTGTACGTAGTATGCGCTTCCATTTACCAGTACCAATTTCTCTTTCATAACCCATACATATAAACCAACCATCAGGCGGTGTATCTAGATCCTTTTCTGTTATAAGACCTTTTTTAATCATTTTACGTAGTGTTCTAATGCCACTAGCACCAAATAAACTATCCATTATACTAAATTCCCCATGCCATCAAATTGTACATACTTAGGAGCCTTAGTTTCTGTTTCTGGTTCTTTAGCAAACCTTGTTACTCGTTTAAGCTGTTCTTCATAATTGCTTATTTTTAACCCCTTCCAAGTCCCTGCAAGTATCCCTGCTTCTAACTGGTCTCTTAATACCTGTTCACCATACTTTTCAATAAACTTTCTATATTCTGTTAATTGTAATTTCCAAGCCTGTATTGATTTAGACCCTTTCTTAACCTTCCAGAAATCATCTATAAGAGGTTGAAAGTGTTTTAAATCATCTGGTATTATCTTTTCTTGTTTTTCTTTTTTATTAATTTTTTCTTTTTGTTCTTTTCTTTCTAAACCCTCTTTGTCTAATTCTTTATCTTTATATATATATTGTGCCATATTATTTTCTTCTTTGTATTTCTGTAAAATGCCTAAAAGAATTAATTCATTGATAAATGCTTGCCTGGACAGGTGAGTTGGCTGTAACTTCTTGATCTTTTCTGTTACGTTGTCATCTATGCGGGTACGTAATGGGGTCATTTTGGGTACTGAATGGGTACTGAATGGGTTCAATATAGACCCTAATGAAACAATGTCAACCACCTATGTACTATGTATATTGTATTAAATCTTTACAGACGCTATATATATGTTATTGTTAGCTCATAAGTCTACTAATGCTATGTCTCGCACATTAGCTAATAAGAATAGACGTATAAAAATGCTAAGAGCCGAGTTAGCAGGGATAAATGACCCATTTGATTTATTAGCAGAAGTGATAGCTGATAATGAACGATTAAGACAAATTATTAACAGCCATGATTGTCATAAGGGTAAACCATAGCTATACTAAGGCCAAATATATTTAATAAATGACAGAACAAGAAAGTAAAGAGTTACAAGAACTGAAAGACGCTGTTAACTTTTTAAAAAAAGGTTTTAATGATTTGGCTTCTGAAAACAAACAATTAAAAATAGATTTATTAGAAGCGTTAGATTATATAAAAGGCAAAAATCCGTTCAAAGAATTTTTAGACCATGATGCAGTAATTAAACAACAAACAGCACAAATATTAACTGAAATATCTAAGACAAGTTTATTTAATGCAAACTTTATATCAAGATTACATAAAAGAATTAAGAGGTTAGAGAAAAAGTAATGACAAAAGAAATAACAGCAGCCTTATGTAAATTCATTCAGCAAGTAGGCACTATTGAAGAAAAAGATAATGCTCAATTTGGTAAATTTGCTGATCTTTCTACTGTACTTTCAACAATTAACCCTGCCTTATCTGCTAATGGCCTTGCCGTAATCCATACAACAAAGATATATGAAGATAGAAACGTATTAGTAACCAACCTAATGCATACATCTGGTGAAGTAATAACATCTGAATACTTATTACCCATTGCTAATAATGTTAGAGGTAATCCCATGCATGCAGAAGGCGGTGCTTTAACTTATTTCCGTAGATACTGCGAATTAGCAATATTAGGACTTAATGCAGGTATTCCCGACAATGATGGTGATTTTGCAGATCCTAAAACAACAAAAGTTACACCAATAACAAAAAACAAGGCCGTAGGAATGCCAACAATATTAGATGATGAAACTAAACAATATTATCTAAAACTTGTAGGTGAATTACTTGTTAAAGATAAAAAGCTATACAACACTTTGGCAGATGCCCTATATATAGAATTTGATTTTAAAAGAAACAAAAAGTTATCAGAAAATATAACCCTGCCAAAACACGTTACTTTTATAGAAGAATGGATTTCTGCTAACCAATGACTAATGATCCAATTGAAACTAGACCAGATGACGTTGCAGCATCTAATTGGAAAAACCGCTTTCTGGTATCTTCTAAACTTACACCTGTTAATTACAAAGCATTTAGAGCATTTTGTAAGGCCAATAACTTTTCCTACTCATCAGGTATTAACAACCTGATAGCAAACTATTTAACTAATCACAATGTTTAATGTATCAATCGCAGGGCGTTTAACCAAAGACGCTGAATATAAAAAAGCAGGGGCATATGATCTTGCAGCCTTCACAATAGCCGTATCTCATGGCAGAGATAGAACTTCATTTATTGATTGTCAGGTATGGGGCAAAAGATGGGAATTAATAGTTGAAGCCTATAAAAAAGGTTGTCTTGTAGCAATATCAGGTGATGCTGAATATACGACCTATGAAACAGATGATGGACAGAAAAGAAAACAATTAAGAGTTAATGTAAACAATTTTGTATTTCCAGAAAAAAGAGAATCAGCTAAAGTAGAAGAAACAGCGATACCCTTCTAATGGCAATAAAGTTAGACATTAAATCAGAATTACCTACTGCTATTAAATGGACTAACCAACATACTAAACAATTACCTTATTCCATATCCCAAGCAATAAACGCTTCTGTTCAAGGCTCTAAATTTATAAATGGTAGTAAAGGTAGGTCTGCATTACACGTACTTGCTGTTAAATCTAGAAGGTATTTAGACAATCCTAAACCACAAACACAGAAAGGTTTTAGAGCAACAGTAGCTAAGAAGTCCACACTAACATCTGTTATAACACCTAAAGATAGACCATATAATCAGAATAGATATTTAAGTGGCAGTATCCTAGGTGGATATAACAAACAGAAGTATGACGCATTATTTGTTAGACATAGCACAGCAAAGAATATCCCATCTAACTCAAGACTTGTACCAACACCCGCAGTTAAGCGTGATAAGTATGGCAACATAACTAAGGCAACTATCAATAAATTATATAAATCTATTGGTACAGGTAACACAAGTGGTAACAATATATTTATTGGTAAACCAATAGGTGGCGGTAGACCCGCAGGTGTATACAGAAGGGAAAAGAACTTTAAGCTACGACCATTGTTTATTGCACAATCTACTGTCAGTTACAACGCTATATTCCCTGCTAAGAAAGAAGCAGAAAATATTATTACAAGAACATTTGGTATGTACCTTAGAAATCAATTACAAGTCAACGTATCTAAGGAGATTAAACGCAAGCAATAGGTTCTTTCTAGCTATATCTACGTGGGTCATCTGAAAG